AGGATCTTGCCCAACTTGCGGCCAGTCTTTTTGCTTGTTCCATTTATCGGTTCTCCAGTCAGTAGGGGGATTCTAAACATGCTGCCATCGTGGTCGCCATGACTTGAAAAGCTAACATGGATGTGTGAGGTATGCGGATTCAGTCCGGTGTATTTTCTCCATTTGTAGTTTCTTCGCCAGCTGGCAATCTTCTTGTTAAAGATGATGTAAGAAATTCGTTTATCAGATCTGGCAAGTAGTCGTAACTGATCCGCAAGATCGAACGCTTCGGGCAATTTGGATCCCAAATCAGCATCAATGTCGATGGCGCGTACGATGCCCTGAGCAGTAGGATTGTGATCGGACTTACGAGCTGCATGGCGCGCATCACCGATCCACCCATCACGAGATCTACTTCTATCGGGAAACGCATCGTCTATGGCTTCTCTTAAAGTGACTCCGGCTTTGCACAGTTTTGGCATTATTTTGAGGGATTGTGCTAACCGAGAAGGAGTTTTGCTTCTTCTTCGGTGATGCCAAGTTTTTCAAACAAGGCTAACCGCTTGGCTTGTGCTTCGGCTTTTGCCATTTGTTCGGCTTCCATTTTTGCTTCCGCCGCTTCTTTTTCTGCCAATTCCTGAGCCGTCATATCGCGCTCAATATCTGCTGTTTCGCCTATTTCCGTATTTACTATGCGTTCAATTATTTTCATATTAGGCTCCATAAACATAGATAGTGCCGCCGGTGAAATTGGAAGCGCTGACATTTCGTATCGTGAAACTTGTGATTGCGGCTGAACCGGAATAGATGCCGTGACCCCATCTTAAAACGTGTTCATCTCCACCGGCAGGACTCGCACCGGAAGTGAAAGTGTAAGGATGGTAGGTAGTGCTATTGCCAGCACTTACAAATAACGCAAAAGTCATAGTTGAGGAAGCATTATCCGAACGAGTGCCGCCATAAATTGAAGTCGTTGTTGTGCTAGAGCCAATAATCATAGCCGGCGTAATAGTGCTAGGGTCAGCATCAATTCTGTTGAAAACCGTTGTATAATTTGAGCCAGTATCTCCGTTGATTCTCATTTGTAGGTCGGTGCGCACACCAACAGCAATATCAGTAATGAAAACCGCGTAATCTTCTTTTGTGGTGACATTTACTGTAACTTCTGAAGAACCGCTCAATGCTGTTCCGCCTGTGTTTAGTAGTGTATAAGTTTTGTTTCCGCCAGCCGCAGTAGCCCATTTTAATCCGGTGCTTGTTGATGAGTCGGCTGTAAGCACCGTGTTATCCGCGCCCACGGCGAGCCTAGACGGAGTATTGTCCGCCGTTGCCGAAATTAGATCACCTTTTGCATCTACGATTGAATTTTGGATTGCGTTCGGATCATCGGAAGCAACCCATGAGCTGCCATCGTAAACTTCAACAGCGTTGGTATCTTTCAAATAACTCAACATGCCTTCGGCTACCACGCCGGTTAGGGCTGTGGTTCTAGCAGCTGCATCGTCAAAGACCATGACGGTCTGCTGCATCAAATATGTATTAACATCCGATGCCGTTAAAACGTCACCTGTGTTAAAGGTCTTAAAACCTGCACCTGCCATTTAGATCTCCTTAGTAACTGAGTGCATCTGTTCCGATTATACCCTGAGAAGCCGAATCTAGAATGAAACCATCAATCAAAGATTCGCCGGTGAGCAAGGTTGTAATCATGCGCCGATTGTTAAAGTCATGGTTGATGCCCTGCACCAAAAGGGTCTGTGTAATGCTTGAAGATCCGGGCATGGATTTGGTTATTTCTACGCAATCCAAGAGCTCAACAGCCAATCCAGCCGTGCAGAGTGTTATGTCATCGCCATCTTCAAGATTTAATTGGATGCTATCAATGCGCGTTTCTGTGTCTTTACGCGTGCTGAGAAGCATCGAAGCCTGATCTAAAGCCTCAGTATCAGTCTGCACAAGGATGCCATCACGCACGCCTGAGCGCTGGAAATAAGTGTCAATTGATGTTTGGTCAAAAACATTTTGTGCGCTACCGCCTAAGCGTGTAACAGTCACATCATTAACAATCAGGCTATCGTCAAACTTTGTCACAGCGTTCTGATAGGGAATATCCACGCCTTGATCGCTAAAAGTGTAAAGGGGGCTTGCAAGGCTTTGAGTCAAAGTAGTGCGGTCAATAAAGGTTACTCGACCCTCGGCATCTAGAAACAGACCGCCAAACTCCGAATCCTCTACGGTTCGCAAAGCGGCAAGAGCTAGTCGAGTAGTGCCGGGGTCAGCTTGCAGGGTGGAGTCACCCGGATCTATATCACGCAGCACGGAAGGAAAATCAATTTCATCTAGGATTTTGTTTACGCGCGTGCCGGACAATTGAGCCGTTGCGCCGGTTACTGTGGTTATCTGAGCGTTTTGGAATAACCTAAAAGCATCGGTGCAACGTAAAACAACTTTGCTAACGTCATCTGTGCCTTGTGAGAAGCTAGTGTCATAATCGGTAATAAAGCCGCTAAACAGGTAATACCGTGTTCCATCATAATCTGCGTAGATTTGAATCTTGCGTAAAGGCTTCAAATCCCCATAGTAAGCGCCAGACGGATTAGCCGGGTTAAAATCACCATTCGTGTCATAGACGGTAACATTAGCCGTACCAGCTTCAAACTTGGACAAGATACGGTTGCGACCACGCCTAACGCTTGCATCGACAATCAAACTACTAATGTCCACGATGTTAGCGGCTTGATCTTGCAATTGACCAAAACCTAGAACCCCATAAATAGAATCATCCAAGATAAAACTATTTGTAATAAATGGCACACCATTTGTGAAATCAATGATTGCGCCTACTACCGGGGCTGCTGGCATTACAAAGCCACCGCGTTATATGTTACGTTGCGACCTTGCTTTTGGTACTGATATAAGCCATCGAGTATTCCGCTAGTCAAATCTTGTTCGGTCATTACTGATCCGGCAACATTGACTGTGACACTTGTCGGAGCTTGATAACCACCAACGCCGAAATCGCGGATTGTTGCAAATATATCGCTGATGCGTTGCCTTGCAGCAGCTTCCATAGCCGTGTCATCTGGTCTTGCCGATGCACTTAGAGCTCCATAGTTGCTTAGGAATGTCTTGCCGCCCACTTCAAACGTGGCAGGGTTGGTATTGATTATCGTGCCATTTGGCGTAACAATCGTGGGATTATTTCCAGCGTTAGGCGTACCGGCTGGATTTATGGTCACGTTTGTGTTGTTGTTATTGTTCGAGTTATTGTTGTTAGAGTTATTGTTGTTGTTATTGCTATTACGGTCATTACCATTGTTACCGTTATTGCCGTTATTGCCGCCCATATTTGGCATGTTTTTGAGCTTGGCAGCCATAAGATCAAGATCAGAAAGAATCTTTGCCATGATGTCTTTCCAGTCCTCAAACGGATTTTTAGCTTTAGGAATATTAGCTATGCCGGTATTAAGCAAAAAGAGCTTAGTCTGAGCATCAATAATCTTGGCAATTACCGTAGTGGCATTATCACCGCTTTTAACTATGATGCCTAAGTTCTCTAGGGCTGGCGATTGGATAGCTAATATAGCCCTGCTTAATTTATCGGCAGCCTCAGCATTGTCATTATTGATTGCCAATAACGCCGTTAGTCTGAGTCGTTGTTCCTCAGTAACTCGGTTTTGTAAAGCTGCAACAATCTGGATGTTGTCCATGTCGAAAACCGTGCCAGCGCGCTTTAAGGCAGCTTCTTCCGCCAATGCTTTCTTCCGAGCTGCTGCCGCGGCTTTTTCTAATCTAGCCGCTTTTAATCTCTCGGCAAGGATTTTCTTTTGTAATGCTAAATCTTTTTTCTTTTGGATTTCTTCTTTTGCTAATTGCAATTGCGTTGGAGTTATTTTGCCACCGCGAACATCTGGCAGTTTTGCACCCTGCCCTTGCCAAGTGTCAATCGTATTTCTAACAACTTTTAAGGTCACATAATCATAAAATGTTTTTAGATCTTCGGCAAAACTTACGGCATACTTAAACGAATCACCTATCGCCGTACCAAAATCAACTAACTTTTGCAATCCTTCGTCATAGTCACCAGAACCTAATTGCTCAATAGCTGCTAGTAAGCCTTTGCCGACTTCCTCTTTGGCTTTATTAGCTGCAAGCTCTAATGATCCAATCTTGCCACTATAAGTGTCTAAGTTAGCTGCTGCCGCGCCTTTGAATTCTTCGTTCAATGCTTTCATGGCACGATCAAAACCAAGCGCATCTAATTCAGCGCTTGTGTATCGGCTTTGTAACTTGCCTAAACTGCTGAAATTGCCATTAAATGCTCTGGTAACCGCTTGCGCCACGCTGCCCAAATCCGAGCCCGTTCCGGTGGCAATATCTATCGAGGCGCTTAACAGCTCCATAGATTTCTGTGAATTCATTGTTGCAGATAAGAGATTTACAAAGGCAGGTCGTAATTCATCTTTTGTTACTAAGGTGGCTTGCTCAGTAACCTCTAAAAATTCTTCGACTGCTCGAACGTTGTAAGCAAAACCAAGATTGCCCAATGAGGTCGTTAGTTGCTTAACTGCCTTTTCTTCGGCTGCGTATAACGCGACACTTTCTTTTGCGAATCTAAATAAAGCCCTTGCGCTAAACGCCACACCTACTGCAAGGCCTAGTTTCTTAAAATTATTGGTTAAACCTTTTACTGCCTTTTCTGAATCTTTGAAACCTTGCTTTTTCAGCTCGGCAGCAATAATGATCTTAATATCGGATTCTGTTAAAGCCATTAGGCAGCCATCTTTCTACTAGCTCGGATGCGCTCGTAAAATTTACGTTGAGCTTTATCCAGCGAAATTAAAATGGAGTTGAGCGCCCTGCCTTGATTGCGAGCGTAAGCTGCATAAAGCAATCGACCAGAAGATTTACGCCCACGCCCTGCATAATCAGTTAAAGCTCCGATGCCATTCATAGCTCCAATGAAACGCCGCCCTGCATCTGGATTATTTGATTCGCTTTCAGCATCGCCGCGTGGATTAAGGCGACCAGCTCTTTCTATTATTGAGCCTGAACGGGATCTGTTAAACAAGGTGAACAAGCTGACAAATCCGGTATCTTTCATTCGGGACGGCCTAATGGAATATGTCAGACCTTTGCGAATAATGCGCGGTTCGTAAGAAGGGAATGCTGCTGTTCTGCTTGTGCGTGACTTCCGCTCGTAACCGGGATAATTGTAATTGTAAAGACCACCGGGTGCTGTTCCGGGTACTTTGCTACGCGCATCCTCAATGATTGGTTTTAGCGCGCCTTTTATTTCTTTATCCAGCTCCTTCTTTATGTCAGGGGCAAGTTTGTTTAGAGCTTTTCTAAGCTCTACGACCCCTTCTAAGGTTACTGGCATTTTTCCTATCTTCCGCCTGTTTCTTAATCACAGCATAAAACGCAAGCAATAAGCTGCGATCCATCTTAATGAACTCGCTCGGCGCGATTCCCAAATTTATAGATAACTCCGCTATCTGATAAGTCCAAGAATCACGCGTTATCCATTTGGGGAATCGTCACCCATTACTTCGACTGTTGCCAAAGTTTCTAGGAACTTTTCCCCAAACGGTTTAACGTCTGGAGCGTTTGACCTTCTCAAACACTCCCAGGCAAGGAAATAGATGTCTGATTGCTTTTGATCTTCTTGGAAGGCTCGGTAAAAACCTTTCTTCGCATGTTGTTCAAAAGCGTATTCAATGACCGGAGTAATCTCATGGATTGACTCCGTGCCATCTGCCCTAACCACTCTTAGCTTTGCCATTTTGCCCCTTTGTTAATTACTAGAACGTGCCGGTGTCGGCTACGGTGACTGCTGAGTTTACAGTAAAGGTGATGTCTTGTGTGCTCATATCGCCCACTCCGCCATTTACGGGTGTTAGATTGTTGATCAAGATGTCACCGCTGTATAACTTATTTTCGGCTCCTACTGCCGTGCCGGAATCGTTGATTGCTTTCCAAGCTACGGTTGTACCGTATGCAGCTTGCAAAGTTGCCAGAACTTCACCAGTTGCTTGATCATTGAGAAATGAAACGGTGAGTGATGCTGACTCCAAGCCCTTTACGAACTTGTGAGATGTGTCACCCATAGCAGTAATTTCAAGCTCATCAAAAGCCTGATTAAGTGTGACCGAGGTCACATGGTCGCTAAGATCGACATTGTTGATCTTTAGCCCGACCTTGTTGTTTAGAAAAACAGCCATTGACTATTCCTCGTCTTTCTTAGCGGTTGGTTTGGTTTCTTTCTTTTCCACGGGCTTTACCTGACCGATTTTGATCAGAAAACGCTCGCGCTCTTTGTCATTATCAGCCATGTTTAGCTCCAATCGGATAGAACGCTGATTGATACTTCACCGGACAACAATTCACCTTGCGTTCCGGTCAAGACTGCTGGGGCGCTAAAAGTATCGATTGAGTATGCAATCGATGAGGCTTCTAGCTTGTTTACTAGATTCAAATAAAAATCTTCGATATTTGTAAGATTGCCTTGATTGTCGAACAAAGGCGCAATCACTACCAACTTAAAATTGACTTTTGGTTTAATTGTTTTGTAATGATCATTTGACGGTTCGATGTAAGGATCGCCCGGTTGCACAACCACGCTGTTAGCAAGCAACGTGGCAGGTGGGAAGGAAAACACCTGCCAGGTTGCATTATCAGCTAGTGCAGTCGCGATTGTTCCCCGTAGGGTTGTTATGGCACTCACCCTACTTGACCGCCCGGTGCTAGATGATCCGCAAGCAAACCGCGCACGCGTGCCATTAGCGTGTTACCCATTCTGTAAGGGCTAGGTGTAAAGTCCGGTGAAATGCCGCCAGCGTTTGATGCTTGGCGTGCTTGCCATATATCCACGGCAATCATAAGTGTTGCTTGATTAACTTCCGGTAATGTTTCATAATCAATGTGAGTAATGCCATATACAACGCCGAAAGGTATAAGTGCATTTTTTATTTCCGCCGTGGCATTGTTTACTGCATAAGAAATTGAATCAGGCGTTGGAACGGCGGTGACGGTTTTAGAGCCGTTATATTTAGCACCGGCATTTTCCACGGTTACTGTTTGACCAACAATAAAATCATGAGGTTCGGTTGTGTAAATTGTAGCTACACTCGTAGTGCTCTCGTGGGCAATAATGCTATATTTGTTGAACCATAATTTTGCTTTGACAATATTTTCTGCGGCTTGGCAGACTTCTTCGACAACAGCCGAGCTATACAAAGCGCCAATACCGAGTGCTGTGCGCAATTCGGCTTCGGTGACGTATGTAGCTGCCATGCTGTTTCCTTTCTAGGTTAGACCCGGTGCTTAGGGCAAAAGCACCGGGCTAACGTTTACGATCTATAAGTTAGATCAGGCCTTGTTGAACCAATTGACCCCTGCCGCCACCTTCGTAGCGAGTGCTCCATATCCGTAGTAGAGCAGATCAATTGTTCCATCGGAATTAACGTTGGTGCGAAGCTGGAATCGTGGTGATTCATACCATGTATAAGCATCTGGATTGATTACAGCCATTGAGTAATCAGCGGTTGCATCTGAGCCAGAGCCAGTAAAGTTGCGTGAAACATAGAGATCAAGACCTGCTACGTTGCCACGGAAAGAAAGTGGTGAAACAACGCCGCCAGCATTTTGTGGCTGTGCTGCATTGTAGATTGGGCGACCTGAATCATTGTAGCCCATGATGTTGCCCCATTGATCAGGTGTAACCAAAAGATTGCGAGCAAAACCAAGTGAAGCATTGTAAACGGCTGCTGCTGCGCTTGAAATGTATGCAAGCAATCCGGTTGCGCTGTTTGCTTGACCAGTTGCATTTAGAGTACCTGCACTCTGAATAGCTAATGCAACATAGCTATCAGTTTCCTTTGCATACGCAAATTC